TCGTCTATAGAATTACTGAAAAGTCTACTGGTAAAATGTATGTAGGTAAAAAGTCTTACTGGAATTACAGTAAAGGTAAACGTATTCGTCAATCTAATTGGAAGACTTACGGGTCTTCTGGTGTAGACACTGCACAAAAGGTATCGGATAATCCTGAACACTTTGAATATGAAATCCTTTGTGAAGCACCTGACAAATCAGCTTTAAATTATATGGAGTTAGAATATCAAATATTATTTAAAGTCTTGACAGCAGTTGATGAGCAAGGTGAAAAGCTTTACTACAATAAAACTCTTGGCAGCGAGAAATGGATGTTAACCAAAGCATTTATTGAGGAGTACAATGCGAAATCCAATGTACAATAAAATACCGTCACAGCAAATAATCAATGGTGAAAAACCAGAACCCGATGTAAGTGATTGGGATGAAGATTTGCTAGATCTTTTTAACAACAAGCGACAAAAGGCTGAGCGAGTAGCAAGGTCTGATAGAGCTAGAAGCCGTAGAAAGGTGGCACGGAATGCCAAAGAAAACAGACTATACGGAGAGTAAAGAGATAGGTAAAACCCATTGTCCTGCTTGTCCTAGCAGCGATGGTTTTACTTTGTATGATGATGGACATGGTTACTGCTTTGTATGTAACCATTATGAACGTAATGTAAATGAAAAGGAAAGTGGGATGGCTGTTGCAGCACCTCAAGTTACAAGTCTAGAACTATTCGAATCACAACTAGGAGATTATCGTGGTTGTAAAGAGCGTGGCATTACAAAAACTATTGCGGAACACTACGGTGTTCGTGCAAGCTATGACAATGAGCGTAACATTATTGCTTACAACTATCCTTATTACAGGGATAATGAGCTTATTGCTTACAAAGTGAGGACATTACCTAAACAATTTAAAACTGTAGGAGACTTTAAAGATGTCTGGCCTTTTGGGTACCAAAGCTTCGGAATGGGAAGCAAACGCCTCGTCATCACTGAGGGTGAGTTCGACGCCATGTCGGTTGCTCAAGCCTCATTGGATCATTATAATAAGATCTATCCTGCGATTAGTGTCGCCTCGGCTAGTAACCTCAAGAGCCTGTTGCAAGCAAGAGAATGGATTAGATCCTTCGAAGAAGTGGTATTGTTCTTTGACAGAGATGTAGCTGGTCAGAAAGCAATTAAAGATGCTGCTAATATTATTGGCATTGATAAAGTAAAGATAGCAAGTAGCACTGCTAAAGACCCTTGTGAGCTATACCAAGAGAAAGGTAAAGATGGTGTTATGCGTGCCATATGGGATGCACAACCATTTAGTCCTGCTGGTATCGTAGTAGGGCATGATCCTGTGTGGGAGCAATATCTTGCTAGACGTTCTACTGAATCTGTTGCTTATCCTGATTGTCTTCGTGGCATTAATGATAAAACTAAAGGTATGCGCTTCGGTGAGATTACATTGTTTACTTCAGGTACAGGTAGCGGTAAATCAACTGTCATTAAAGAGATTGTATTAGACCTTCTTGATAAAACAGAAGATAAAATTGGTATGATTTCACTTGAAGAAAGCGTCGGTGATACTGCCGAAAAGTTTATTCAAATGAAACTTAAACGTAACTTACAAGAGTATGATGTATCTCTTGAAGAGCAAGAGGAGGCTAGTCGTGCAGTATTTGGTACTGAACAACTTGTATTACTGGATCACCAAGGCTCTGTTGGCGATGAATCTCTCATTGATAAGATTGAGTATATGGCTCTTATGGGGTGTAAGTATCTTATCCTTGACCATATTACAATCGCTGTATCAGAAGGGGCTGAAGGTTACACTGGTAACGAAGCCATTGATAAAGTTATGTCAGATTTGCTTAAGCTTACTAAGAAGCATAACATATGGCTTGGGGTTATCTCTCACTTACGGAAGGTTCAAGGTGGGGGATCAACATTTGAACAAGGCAAATTACCTAGCATGGATGACATCAAAGGTTCTGGTTCAATCAAACAAATATCATTTGATATCATTGGATTTGCACGAGACATGGCTAATGAAGATGAAGACATCCGAAACACAATTAATTTTATTGTGCTTAAAAGCAGGTTTACAGGTAAAACAGGACCAGCTGGACATACCAAGTATAACCACGATACAACTCGATTAACTTATCACGATGAAAATGTTATTGATTTTGAGGTGCTGTCATGAGTGAAACAGCTTTATATGAACAGGTAGGCTTACTACAACAACAGCTAGCTCATGCTAGACAATTAATTGAAGAGGTTACTAAAGATCGTAACAAGTATCGCAGTCAGGCGCTCATGCGTCAGGCTGCTAAAGACACTCTACAAGATGAAGTGAGGAACTTAGAAATAAAAGTACAACACTTAGAGCAACAGTTAGAGAGAGCTTATGAATAAACAAGAACGATATGACACTATGTATATGGACATTGCACAACGAGTAGGTGAAATGTCTTATGACAGTGACACTAAAGTAGGAGCAGTAATTGTTAAGGACGGTAATATTATTTCAATGGGTTGGAATGGCACTCCAGCTGGGTTTCCTAATGAGTGTAAACATCCTGAAACAGGGGTTACATTACCTCATGTTATTCATGCTGAAGCTAATGCTATCTGCAAGCTGGCTCGTGATGGGGGCAACGGATTGGATGCCACCATTTATACCACGGTCGCGCCTTGTATGGAGTGTACTAAACTTATCTTGCAATCTGGCATCAATGAAGTTGTCATTACTAAAGCAGATGAGCGATACTTGGATGGATATAAAATTCTTAATGAGAAAGGCATGATACGATTATGCAAATCTTCTACCAACAATTAGAGTCAGACCCTGATCATGTTGCATGGGTTAAATGTAAACCAGAAGATTTAGACATGGTAAAAGAAATATTTCCTGTCGAAAACTATGAGATTTTAGTCGGAGTTAAACCAAACTTTAATCCCATAACATGTGATGTTCACACCTTAAACAATCCACCAGCCCCAACTTGGGGTGTAGATATCAGAAAGAGGACCAATGGAAGATCTGAAGGACTATCTCTTACAGAGAATAAGGAGTGATGATCTTGGCGTTAAGCCTAGACGTAATCTACAACTAATGCGTATGATCGATACCGATGGTGTTGACATGCTTGACTTTCTTATTGAAGATATGGTTATCTTTGCTAGGAAAGTAATACAACGCTGCTTTAAACGCAGCAAAGTAGAAGGCGAAACAGCTATTACACAAGTAAGTATGGCTGTTGGTAAACACATAATTGAAAACTGGGATCCAGACAACGTTAACTTTAGAGATCACGTTAGAGTTGGTGATCTTATTGTTGAAGCCTTTGTAATGTGTGGCTACCTTACTATAAGTGTAGGCCATATGAAGAGCCGTAAGCCAGTAACTATCCATGCCACTGAAAAATGGGGCGAGATGGAAGCAGTTGCTGGCAAAACTGTTTGTATGAGTGAAGATCCTATCCTTCCAATTACATCTTTGTTTCAATCTAATGATCGCAGTGTTATTAAGACTTGGGATAAATCAAAAGAAAAGAAGTTTAGAGACTACATTAATCAGCCATTTGTAAAAGCAATGAATAAACTTCAAGCTACACGTTGGCGTGTTAACTCTGATGTCCATCAGGCTATCTTAGATAACTGGGATGACTTTATTAGCAACGAAACTTTTGATGGTGAAGACGAAAAAGAAAATGAAAAGCTATATCAACGTCAAGCTTCTAAGAATAGAGAAGTTAAAGAAGTTATGGCTATCGCAAACAAATGGTTGGGTAAAGACTTTAGCTTTTATCTTGACGCTGACTATCGTGGTAGGCTGTACTATTCCGAACCTTTCTTTAACTTTCAAGGTTCCGATATCGCACGAGGACAACTAGTCTTTGCTAAAGGTAAACTCTTTAATGAGTCTGCTAGCTTTTGGTTAGGCGTACATACTGCTTGTTGTTTTAATCAGTCATATCTTGTTGAGGAGATACCTGAGTGGGTCACTACCGATTATCGTCAGGTGCTTTTAGATGAAGGCCTAGATACTATTTCAGTAGACAAGATGACACTTGAAGATAGAGCAATGTGGACTCAACAAAACATTGATGTCATTGTTGAGTTAGGTGAGATGAAATTCTTTGCAGATGAAGCTGAGAAACCTATTTCGTTTCTTGCTTGCTGTATCGAGTGGTATAAGTATGCTACTACTGAAGGTGACTTTTACACTCGCTTACCTATCCCTATCGATGGTGCTAATAACGGGTGGCAACACTTAGGCGCTATGTCTAAAGACGAACACACAGGTAAGCTAGTAGGCCTTGTACCTACAGCCATTCAGAATGACTTCTATGTACAGGTAGCTAAGCGTCTTACAGAGCGTATGCCAGAGTGGTTTGAAGAACGTGAGATGCCTATGAAGCATATTCGTAAGGGTATTGCTAAGCGTGCTGCTATGACTCGTGCATATAGCTGTGGACAAAAGAAAATGTCAGAGTCTATGTATAGTGATTGTTACCAGTATGGTTATACTGAGGAATACAATATTAATACATGGGACTGTGACGAGTTAAGTAACCAAGTAATACGATCTATCCAAGAGGTCTGTCCAGGACCGCTAGAGACTATGCGTTATCTACAGCGTTTAGCTGAGCAAGAGATAACTAACTGGATGCGTGTTTATGGCACTGATCGTGGACATGGTATCGAGTGGACAACACCATCAGGCTTTCCCGTTGTGTATGAGTGTTATCGTACTCGACCAGTTAAAGTAGACTGTTATGGCTTTAATACACCAGAAGGTGAAATACGCTTTAAGCATGTTATCAGAGAGAAAACAGATATTCCTGATAGGCGTGGCTTTATGTGTGGCATTAGCCCTAACTTTGTGCATAGCATGGATGCTTCTCACATGGCTCTTGTAGTAGCTAATTGGGAGGATGACTTTGGTGCAGTGCATGATTCATTTAGTACTCATGCAGATGCAGTAGAACATTTAATGATAGACACCAGAGATAAGTTTATCCAGATGTATGACGTAGAGAACTTCTATGATGCAATACCGTTTGGCAAAGGCTTTACTGGTGATGTGCCTTCTATCGGTACACTAGATGTTAAGGAGGTAGCTAACTCTGACTACTTCTTTTGTTAAAAAAAAAAATACCCCACAAGGTTTCCATATAGGATTCCCTGTGGGGTTTTTTTTATTTATGATATTTTTTCAATGTCTTTTTTAATTAAAGCACGCATACGACCAGCATCAGCTTTTGCTTTACCTTCCTTTACACCTGCTTGAATTAATCCATTAACATTTTTATTGTACATTATACGCAACAGCTCATCGTTGATAGCTGGAGTATAAGCTAAGGCAGGATCTAACCCATATTCCTTTACAAACTCCATATCATCAATATCAAAGCCTTGCAATGACATTCGATTATAGTTTTTATTAGACATTAATTCCTCTTTACATATTACTAATATCTTTGGGTATTTGAGATAAATATCTATCTTCAAGTGCCTTATCTATTCTTGCAATATTTTTAATTCTAAATGCAATATTATAACTTGCAAAATAGCCTTTGATAATCCCAGCTAATTGCTGCTTAGTTAAAACAGAATTAGATCCTTTCCAACCATTCTTTTTAGCAATTGCATACCAATTATATTCTGTTTCTTTAAGACCAATACCAGCAGCACGTTTAGCATCAGTATTGCTAGCTGATCATGTAATGCCTTGTATTCATTGGTTTGGTTTATTACATAAGAAGAAGGTGAATTTGGATCTAAAATAGTTTTAACATGTGATTTTAACCCGTCTTGTAAAGCTTGATATGCACCCTCAAAAGCATTATGACCTATCGAATGACTTTTAATTGCAATCTTTTTAAAGTTTCTATTATAAGCGCCACGATAATCGCGTATGCCTCTCACATCAGATACAATAGCATCGTGAATAAAATAACCCCACTTAGGTTCTTTTTTATTTTCATTAACTTCAAGAACAGATCTTCCCATTACTGCAGCGTCAATTACCTGAATAATCAATACTGGCAATTGATATTTAACCTGAGTACCATAAGGGTCAGGCTCTCTTGCAATATTTTTTAATGTTTCAATATCAAACTGTTTTGTGCTTTTAGAAGGCCTTTCACTTCCAGAAGCCCTTTTTCTTTTTAACTCAACAGGATATCCTTCTGGGAAATCAGGTAATGGAACATTAACAAACTCACCTGTTGAATATTGTGTTTGTGAACCAATAAATACAACATTGCCTAACGGTCCATAAAATCTAGGCGTTTCTAGTCCTAATAAAGACCAACCAACACCAACATCTTTTAATACAGTTTGGTGATCAATGTTATCTAATGTAGATGTTAAAGCATTTCTAATTAAGTTATTAAAGTCTTCAACTAAATCACGATAACCATTAGGGTCGTTAGGAGTTGCTGCATAGTTTTTTATCCCACTATTTCTAGCCATCTCTAATAATTGTTGACCAAAACCAGTGCTGTTAAGAATTTTCATTACTGTTTCAAAATTGTATTGCGCGGCTTTACCATACGAATGCTCCATTAATGGCGTTCTTGATAACATTTTTTCTAATGATGAACGATCATTTTGGCTTTTTAAAAGATTAATAACTTCATTACCCCAAAATTCTTTTTTAGCTTCACGATCACCTGTAAACGCTGCTCCTGAAATTGCTTCTGCAATAAAATTTTGATTAAACTTATCGCGGATATCTCCATCTGGAATAACATCTGTTTCATCATTAAAGATAATGCCTACCCGTTTACTTAAGTCAATGTCTCTTCTTTGCGCTGCTTGAATTGCCATACCTGATTGACGACCATCAGCCTTTGCCCCTACTGTTATCTCAAATACAGTACTGCTAGTCTCCTCAATTGGCTTTCTAATTAAACCAAGTTGAGCAGATATTTGTTGTTCGGCTTGTTGTATTGCGTCTGGATCGCCAGAGAGTTTAGCGTCCTCTAACATTGCAACTAACCTTGCTGACTCAGGGCTTTCTGATGCATCAGGTATATAAAAGTTTGCTTCTGAAACTTCACTTCCAGGATAAGTCCTTCTTATATTGCTTAACCCTGTTCGCTTATCATTTGATAAGGCATTTGAATAATTAAGAAAGTCAATATAAGCTTTAACTTGATCACCCCAACTTTCAGGATCATCAAATATTTTCATATCCATACTAAATGTTATTAGCTTTGGATCAGAACGAGCTATCGCCTTCCAACGATTTCCATTTCGAATCCAATTATTATATGGCGAACCTGCTTCTGGGCCTTTCTTAACAACAAGTTCCATTACTTTAGTTATTTCACGCATTGTCATATTTTTAGGGTTCAGTCTTTTACCCGTGTAATACAATACGTCTTCTGTAGTTAACAAAGATTCACCAATTGCATACAAAAAGTCTTGCATGATCTCACTTTTAATATTAGTTTTACTAACATCAATAATTGTTTTTCTAGGACTACGTAATATATTTCTTACAATTTTATCATCTTGTGGATTAAGAACAAGATTTCGATACATAAAACGTTCATTGCTTGACGCGTAAGCCACTGGAAAATAAAATACTTTATCTTTAAATTCTTCAGCTGCCA